ATCTCGGGGGTGGTCAGAAGGCTGTTGTAGATGACAGCCGCTGAAATTGGATCCCTCACACCCCCGGCCGCGGCGTCTCCGGCGAGATACCAATTGGACGACGGAATGGACTGTGACGAGGTAGCCGACCCCAGCCCAACGGATGCGCCGTCAACGAAAAACTCGGGCTTCTGTGCGCCCCCCTGCGAGCGTACACACAGGGTCTGGGCACCGACGAAAGAGGTATTGACGAACGAGGCCGCCGACCCATCCCAGAACCGGAGCGTGGTAGTCGATGCGTAGAACCAGACACCCCCCGCAGCGGCCGTTTTCACGAAATACTGCGTCGCGTCCTGGTGGTCGAAATGACCGAGGATCATGATCGTTATTTCGTCGAATTCCAGCGACGTGTCCGCGTCAGCCCGCAGGATGCCGTTGCCGTCCGAGATAACGCCGTCACGCCCCTTGTATCGGCCCCAGCGGATGGAGTTGACCGCCGTCAGGTGGTTGCCGTTGCCGCTCTCATCTAGGAGCGTACCGGTCCACAGCGGTGCGTACAGCACCGGGCGGATACGCTGGACGGGTAGCGACTCCAGGGCACCCATTACGCGTGGGCCGCCTCAAAAGCGGACTGCATCTCGCTGTGAATCCGCTTGACCCAGTGCAGCTTGTCGCGCGTCTCACGGGCCACGCCCGAGTAGCCAACCCCGCGGGCCTCCATGGTCAGGAGGGACTGGTAGACAGCCTTGACCTGCTCGGCCGTGGGCTCGGTGTCCTCCACCGGCTCCGGCTCCGGGCGCTTGGGGTGGTCTGTCTTGTACTTGGTTACGGTCACGCCCTTGCTGAGCAACGGGGCCGCGGCGGTGTAGTTGGCTTTGCTCATGGGTCACCTAATACGTGTGATAGAAAACCGAAATGTCGGCATTGTCGCCACCGCTGGCGCTTGCGAGCTTTGCTCGAATTCGCGAGTTGGCCGGGATCAGCGGGGTCATGAACGGAACGTTTACCACCGCGTCAACAGCAGCGTTTTTGACGAATCGAACCATCCCGGCAAGCGTGTCACCTGCGCCGTAATACAGATGCAGCTCGTATACGTCGTTAGCGCTGATGTTTTCGATCGAGACGTAGTGAATATCGAATTCATCGGTGATGGTCGAGGCAGGCACTACTTCGACGAACGCGCCCAGTGTCCACGCCGCCCCCGCTGTAACGGTCACCCCGGACGCTAGGGTTGGGTAGACACACCCGACCGCATGAACGTGCTCTTCGATGGTGTGGAGCTTGCCGTAGGGGCTTGATGCAACGCGCGACGACGGCTCTGCTACGTTGAGACCTTGAATCACCGCGCCTATTTCAGAGCGAGGCATTATTCAATCACCTCCAGCGCAGACCTGTCAACCATCCCCATCATCGCCATCTCGCCGCCGCTCGGAACCGGTGTCAAATACCCGCCGTTTAGCGGCTCGAACTCAATCTTGAGCCATACGGTGAAGTCCACCGGGTTGTCGGTGGTCGTGTAGTGCAGGCGGATGAACGTGTCGGCGCCGTGCTTGGCCATGACCGAGAACGGCTTGCCGATCCGTTTGTCGTCGATGACCTCGCTCGACCTTGCTTGGTCCGTGTCGTAGACGCTCAGCTCCTGCGTGTCGATCTGGTCCTTGATGAAGATCGCGCCGCACAGGCAGCCGCTCAGGGTCGCACCTTCGGAGGTCAGTTCCTTCGCCGCAGCGCCGTCCCACAGATCGAAATACAGGCCTGTCAGGTTGGTCAGCGTGGTAATACTCTTGATGACCGCGAGTGCCTGGTTGACGCGCACCGCTCCGACCAGCTGAAATAAGTTCACGGTCTGCGAGCCCGTCCCAGTGATCCGGATCTCGCGCTGAAGCGCGATCGGGTCACCGGCACAGCTGGAGCGCCGCATCATCATGCTAGTACGTCCCCCTGAAGTACACCGTCGCATCGCCCGTGTTTCCGCCGGTGGCGTAGACGATCTTGAGCCGCAGGAACTTCGCCGGGAACGGGGTGTCGATGACCCACATGTCAGACGCCGGGGCAGCGGCAGCCACCAGGCTCGCCACGCCGAACAGGTCATTGGTGACGTCCTGGTAAGCGCAGCTCCCCTGGGCGGTGCCATCGTCCTGTAGGGACGCCTCCAGGGTGGCAGTGACGGTCGCGGCGTCGCAGTCGAGCGAAATCTGATAGCCGGCGTACCGGTACTGGTCGAAATCCACGTAGTAGTAGACCGTGCCATCGGTGATGTTGGTGTCGTCGACCGGCGTGCTCTGCTGCGTCCAGGCGTGCTCAGGGTTGACCTGGTAGGACTGCCAGCTGGTCTCCGTGGCGGAATACCCGCGGTGCTGGCCCTGCAGCTCCACCTCGAAGCTTGACGCGGCTGGGGAGAATTTGACACCACCGACCGTCAAGACCGCGCCCAACGAATCCCAGTAAAAACCGGTCCGGCCAGAGTTGTAAAACTCGGCTACAAGCCGGCCGGTCACATCGTAGGCGCGGACCGCTCGGAACTGCGATGAGTCGGTGATGGTTGGCAGCCCGCTGCCGGTCAGGGTCAGTTGGTTGTCGCCGGAGCGGGTCGCGGTGAAGTCGTACGGCGAATGAAAGTCGCCCGCACCGCGCCCGTGCAGAGCGACGCGGATAGGGGCTGCCCAGGAGGCGCCCAGCAGGTTGCCTGCTTTGTCCTGGAGATAAGCCTTAATGCCCATTAGGGCACCTCCTGGGGGTCAGGGGTTAGCTGTCGATTCGCGGGTCCATCACGAAGTGCAGATCGACGTTGATCGTGGTGATGGCCGCCGTGCCGGTACCAGCCGAGAACGTGAGGCACTGCCCCGGAGGAATCACGATGTGATGACCCGTGTCGAGAATATTGTCGTACTCCGTGCCGGCGCCCGTGGTAAAGGTCACCATGGGCGAAAGCACCGCGCCGGTACCAGTGACGGTTATGCCGACCGCGACCTGCATCTTGTCGCTCAGGGCGTTGGTGAAGCCGCCGCGGTTGTACGACGTATCGGGCACCGCGTTGGTGCCGGCAATCGTGTAGTTGGCCGCGAGGTTCAGGGTGAGGGTCTCGGCGCCGGCGTCGGTCAGCGCGATGCGCGTCACAACAGCGTAGTCCGCCGAGGTGTTCTTGAACGCCATGAAGTCGTTGGCGCCGGTCGGGGTGACGGTGTTCTCCGAGCAGGTGAATGCCCACCCGGCGAGCACCTGGTCAATGACGGAATCGTTGCGCGTGCTCTGCACCATCTGACGGGCGGCACTGGTGACACCCGCCTGGGTGCCGTTTCCGGAGGTAATTACGGACATGTGAAGCTCCTAGGTCGCTAGTATCCAGCGACACGTTGATCAATGTCGAGGTCCCGGACTTCCAGGTTTTCCTCGGTCATGATACGAAGGTGTGCTTTGATCAAGCGAAGCTCTAGAAGCTGCTCAGCCAATAGCTGTTTTTGGGTCCGAGACTCTGCCAGAACGGCAATCTCGGCCGGTGTCAGGGAGCCTGCAGAAGACGCCCCGAACGAAATGGGTTCAATTCCGAATCCGACCACCAGCACCGAGGTGGTGGCGCTTGCTCGCGCGTAGACATTCCCGCCAACGTTGGCTCTGATGGCCTTGCCGACACCCAGGGGAAACATGACCGTTTGTCCCGGGAACCGAATCTCAATGGCCTCGGCGCCGTTATTGACGAACGACACCGGCGTCTCCAGGTGGATAGACGGCGACTCGTAGACTGCCACCTCGGTCGTGGTCAGGTTGTGTTCGGCGACTGTGGTTGCTACTCGGGTCATACTGGGTCCATCCTAGCCCATATGCAAAATGGGTGCTGTAACGTTTTTGTTGACAGATTGTAACAGGCGGCGACGTGTGCTATCATGTAGAACATGAGACACGCAATTTTGATTCTGGTGATGCTGGCTTGTGGGTGCATGGGCGAGGGGATTACAGGCAGCCCTGACGCCGGGGAATGCAATCCGTGCGAGCGGCAGGTGGTCGCAGTCGTCGGGCAGTCGCGCTGGGTATTAGACCTGCTTGCGTCCGACGACTCAACAGCCGTGCACGGGGCAGCAGTGGAGTTGTCTCGGCGCATTGGCTCGCTTGACGATTGCATGGACTAGGCGCCGAACTGAACGGTGTACTCGATGCCATGAATGTATTGCGCACCGGCTGAAGTTGTTATTTCAATGTAGTACTCAAAATCAGTGAGCACGGTATGCGGCAATCCACCGGTGGCTGACTTGGTTTGGTCCGCGCCGCCGGTGTTAAATGGATTTGCAGCCCATGTGCCGGTGCTGGTTGGCGCCGCCGGTGTTGCTATTGGTTGCCTGTAGAGGATGATTCCGCCCCCGACCGCTGCACCCCTGGTGGTTACATCAATTGCGGTAATGACCTGCCCGGTTCTTAGAGTTCCAAGCGGAAACACAATTGCCGCGGCGTTGACGCTTTGCCAAGCCCACCAACCAAGTGCTTTTCTGTAGTAGTAATCGACAGCCCCTGATTTATCCCATTCTGCTGACGCCATCGGCACGGCCACAGTAAGCGGCCCTAGCATGGCTTTGAGTTGGTCGTTTATTTCGTTAAAGTCCTCGAAATAAATCCCAAGGTCTTTGGAGCTATCCCAAATGCGGTCACCTTCTGCTAATTTTCCGTATGCCATTTAGGGCCTCGTGTCGTATGTTCCGCCCTGATAGCGGGTTCGTATTGTGTTGTCTGCGGTAGACCCATAGCGGCCATATTGCCATTTACCAACCGTCCATTGTTCCCACGCGGGTTTTATCTGATTTATCAAATCCCATGCTAGACTCAAGTCCGGGTCAATGGACTCGTCCCAGTAATGGATGTGCATAGACGTACCGCCACGAATTTTTGTCTCGTCCCCAAGAGTATCGGTTGCCGCGACATTGGCGGCAGTAGGAGATACCAGGGTAACAGAAGATGGAGCCGTTTTGCTATATGCACGGCACATAATTGCCCTGGTCAGGGCCCTGGTCATCGTGCCGCGCTGTCTCAGAGCAGCGACAAGCCTGTCTATTCTCAGGCCTGTCGTTGCGGCCGGTGCAACATTAAACACTTCTTCCCATTTGTCCAAAAATATTGCATACGTGCTGTCGTTCTCCGGGATAATGTAGCTTTGCACAAACTGCAGCAAGTCTCGGGCCAGGGCGAAAGACTCGCCGTGGGCTATCAGGTCGCTCATTGCCTCGGAGCCCACCGCAAACAGTCGCGCCGGCCACTCACGAGGAACCACGGTCCGATAAATATCAGACCAGTCCGGGAAAGCACTTGGCCGAGAAGCGCTCGGCATCCAGCTGGGCCACGCCATTATACGAACACCTGGTGAGCGATGAATTCGCTTATGTTTATGATTTCTGCAATTGAGCTAGACCCTGTAGATGGGGCATAGTCAATTACATCGCCCAGTAAATCATCAACCGTAACACTGATGATAGATCCGCCGCCTAGCTGGATTATGTCAGACTGGATTCCCTGAATTCGCGCGGTGTCGTCCCAGTCCTGAATTGCTGTTGCGGCGTAAGTTCCGCGCGCTGGCCCCAGGCCGTCAAAGTAGGTTTGCAGCGTACCAATTACCCCAGAGCGAGCAACCGCGGTTCCGCCCGAGTCGGTGTAATCAATATTGCCAATCAGTCCACCGCCCGATGTGACCGCGAGCCCATTTAGTACATTTGCAACGCTCGGCCACGCCCAGCCAGACGCAACAGCAAAAACCTTCGGGTCTGCGCCTACGTTTACAGATGTGACTGTTCCGGGAATGCCGTCAATGACAACAACATGCCCTACCTCTAGCCCATTTGTAACAGTTGGCGAGCACACGTTTACATCAACGGTTATATTCGGCCCCCCATCATCGTTGGCAGTAATAAGGTTCTTGTTGTTTTCACTATCCCAATCGCATTTCTGCGATTCCGTGGCATTGTCAGCGAGCGTATATGTAATGTCAACGCCGCCGGTGTCGCTTACCAATGTCAGCTGTCGCGAGTTTTTGAACATAAGAACAGGGAGCTTGTCCTCCACCTCATCCTCGATATCAGAGTACAGGTCATCAGCCGCGGCGATATACCTATCCTCGCCCGTCTCCAGCGTCTGCAGGGCGCAGTAGTCAACCCTGCCATACCCGGGCGGCTCTTCTCTCTTGGGCCACACGTACGCTTTCAGGGCGCCTGGAGAGGTGTCCTCGATTGTCTTAACCCAGCTGGCCACGTTGCCCGATGCAGGCGGAGAGCGCAGCAGGGAGAGCAATCGAGCGCGTCCATCGGTTTCGGTCTCGGCGTCGGCACCCCCATCAAGATCGGCCACCAGTGTTACCGCAGAGCGTGCATTGGCCGGAGGGCTGGTCAGGGTAAGGACGGTACCGCTTTCCAGGTTTGTGGCGCTGCCCTTGGTTATGCTGATGATGTCCAAATCAATCGTTGTCCCATCCGGGACAAGGACATGATTTTCGTTGAACTGGTATAGCTTGCCGGCGGCATCCGTCATCTGTTTGCCGTTTAGGGCATTGGCTGCGATGTCTCCGCCGTCTGCGGTGGCCCGTCCTGCATCGGTCCCGCTGGAAATACGGGGCACGATGTACCCAAACCCACCCAAGCCGTCACTCGCTCCAATCCAGGACAACCACGCACCTAAGTATGACCCAAAGCTCGTAGTCGGAAACACGGCGTTTATGCCGCGCTGAATCGTCTGGTGTAGGCGGAATACCACCACCGAAACGATTCGCGAATACAGCCAGAGGTCGCTATAAGTCGAATCGTCGGCGTCAGGTCTTTCGCTCTGCCAGAGGGCGCGCACAGTCGCACGGACGGTCTCTTTCGGTGGGATGTTCAGGCTCATTGTGGAATTCCCCACGGCGACAGGACGCCAATGGTCACGGTGTCCTTTTGCCGAATATCGTAAAACGTGATAAGCATCGCAGCGCCCTTTAGGTTGGCCGGGTCGTCCACGGTTACCTCAAGGTCACGAATCTCGCCAGCGTCCTGAATGGGCTTAATAGCCTCCTCGGTGTACCGTTTCAGCAGCGCCCTGTTTTGCAACGTGTCGCTCGCGCGCTGCAATGCCTTCCAGGCTTTGTTGCCGAACGGCACTCCGTCAATAACCCGGTATTCAGACATCACGCACCGGCCAACCTTCGCCGTAGCGCCGGGCGTGGTCTCGTAATTGCCATCCGACCCGAGCACATTGTCGGGCCCAATGACATCGGAAGCGGCATTGTAGTAAATATCGAGAGGCATGTTATGGCTCTTCCACTTCTACGGCATCCGAACCGGTCGACACATAGGAGTGATTTGTGCCCGTGCTAATATCAACAAGGGTTAGCGGGGCAAGAGTAGGGGCGGCAGGAAACCCACAAACAGCGCTTACGGGCCCGCTGCCAACAATTGTAGTGGCAACGTCAGCCGCGTTTCCTGCCAGGCAATTAACAAACGAAACAAGCGCCAGCAAATCCGCCTTAATTGCAGTAATGTCCGCCAAGACATTGCCTGTCCACACGTCCAGGGTGGTACCACTCGCTACCTTGCTAGCCCCGGCCTCCGTGGTATGGGCATACGCCGCCTTTCGGTATGTCGCGCTGGAGTCGTTGCCCAGCTTTACGATTGACCCAGCCTTGGCGTAAAGCTCCACGTTGCCCACTGCGCAGGTGATACGGATCACGGTATCCGCATCCAGTAGAATCTCATTGGCTGCAGAGTCGTATAATCGTACGTCGCCCTGGGCCAGGTCGCCAAGGGTCTTCGGTACCGCGTCGCGCTCGCCGATAACCACGCTCCCGCCATCCGCATCCAGCCCTATCAGCTCGGTGTCAGCGGCCGGGTACGACTCAAACCCATAATGTTGCACGTGGTCAACATCATCCTCCTGGAGTACGTCCTGGTTATCAGGGTCACCGGGGTCTCCGTCGCCCTTGACCTGCATAAAGGCAATTTTCCCGGTGTCGGCGTTGTCCTTCTCGACCACGCGCCGCGCCAGTAGCCAGCGGGAGATAGACCGCACCGCGCCAGAGACCATCCTGAACGTGTTGTTTCGGGGCTCAAGTGTCATTTACCAAAACACCCTCTGCACCATGTGCTCTAGATATTCATCGTCGCCTGTTTTGTCGTGGTCGAAATGCAGCCAAATCTTTGGAGGGATTACATTGATAACAGTTGTGGCACCCCTGTCTAGTGATACACTCCGTTCCACCCGAGTAATGTAGAACGCATCCTCAAGCCCGAATCGCTCATCCCGCACCGGAATCATGGAGTCTACCACCGGAAGCACGCCGTTGATGTGGTGGCCTGCTATTTCGTACTGCAGCGAAAACGCGCCTATGACCTTTTCCTCAAATATGCCGCGCGCAATTCGGCGTACAAGGTCTTCGTTGGCGACGTCCTTTATTTTGCGCACATCCGGCTTGTAGAGCTTGTTCGTGGTCACCCAGGGAGAAGCAGCAGACCGCACCCAGAAGGCCGGGCATGGGTCCTTAACGCTCCAGGTATGCCGCTTGATCTCGGCGCCCATGCTGCCCTTGCGTGGCTTACCGGTGCCCCAGACGATGGTCTCCGAGTGGCGTTCGGCGATGGATGTCTCAAACTGGACGTTTTCGACATTGCCGCCGGTGGCGCGCTGCTGTTTGTCGTTCCACTCTAAGACAAGCCCGTCACCATAAGCGGACGGCTGGAAATCGTAGGCAGGGCGCCCGAGCACCAACGCTCCGTCACAGCCAACGAACGGATGCGCAGCAACCATTTTGCAGAGCCTAGAAATGACACCCCATACCTTTTCGCCGGGCTCTATTCGAGTCTTTCGCTGCGTCTCCTCGCCTGTGCCCCGGTAGTACGGCGACTTTTTGCCAAACGGCTTATACCTGGCCTTGCTGGTTTTGCCGGGTATCAGGTATCGCTCACGCTTAACCTTCCCGTCTTTGCCGATAACAGGGTTTCCGTTGTCATCTTTTTTGACCCGCAGTGCGGTCCTGCTTTTGGTCGAGTAGCTCGACTGCCCGCCCGCAGCAATGAACCTGCTTACGTCATTTGACGCCACCACCGACGTGATGTAATCAGGCTGCCAGGGGTCCGTTATCTTGTTGACAATCTGCAACAAGGACAGCTCGGCAATTGAATACCCCACTGACGGCGGCACCGCAGAATCCACCAGCAGCCCACCCACGCCGCGGCCGGAGACAGTTAGGTCTGTGGAGCTCTTGCTTGCTGCCTCAGAGCGCTCGTCGGTGATGGCCGTAGACTGCAGGGCGCCATGAGAAAACACCTTTGCCAGCTGCCCGCCGTGGGCCGTAAATGCGCGCTGGTTTGCAGTAGGGGCAATTGTGGCCGTGAAGGTGTCCGCTGCCTGCATAAGGTCGGAGATATAGGTGTAGGTGCTCCAGTGGGTCAGCCGGTTGGTTTTGCCCGTATCAAGGTCTACCAGCTGTATTTCAAACGGCGCCGTCATAGGATTGGAATAGACACGCTGACGCCCGGCAGGATTGCTGAGACGTCCACGATTTGTGGGTTTCTGTCAAGTATCAGCTGGATAGAATCGTCGTCATCGGCGCCGATGAATTCACGCGCCAGCTCGGCAATGGACACGCTGCCCCTTACCTGGAATTCCTCCCATACGTTGCCAAGCTGCCGCTCCATGGAGTTGACGCAATCACGCGCGGCGTCGATTGTCTCATAGACCAAATCCTGGACAGAGAAATCAGCCAACTCTGTGACCGTGTCCCATGCCGTGTCAACCGAGTCAACCAGCGCCTGGCCAGCCTGGGCGAATGCGGTAAATTCTGCCGCGATGTCCTCGAACGACGCGACCCCTTGCTGCGCGTCGTCGAGTGCACCGCTAAACGTGGAATAGCTCGAATTGATGTTGGTGATATTGTTTGTCAGGTCGTCGGTCAGTGGGAAATCACCGAGGCCGTCAAGGTCGTCGCCGAGATTGGCAAACGCAGCATCTGCATCTGCGGCGGCGCTGGACAGGGTAACCACGGCCGGAGCGAGCAATATGGACGGCTCGCCGTGCTCAATGACAGTGACGGTGATATCCACCATGTCGTCGGGCCCGGCCTCATAGGGCACGTCTTGCACGCGACCCTGGAACGTCCCGAAAAGTGGATGGGTGATATCTACTACCTTGGCGGCGTCTTTTACGGCAATCAACTTGAGAAAAACAGTCTCGTCGACAGTGGCCTTTAGTGTCTCGGTCCTGGCCGGCCTGCCGAGGTCAACAGTGACGGCCCCAGTAACACCGATTCCGCCGTGCTGCACAATGCTCCGGGGGGCGCCTGGCCCACTTGCGCTCGTGGCCCAAAACGTCACGCCTCCAATGTCGGCCTCGGCTGCCAGCTGTTCACGAATAGATGCCATTAGTATTCCACGTCGGGCCCGTATTCCCCGGCCACTCCATGAAGCCCGGCGCCAGAATGCAACCGTGCGGCCGGGGTTGACCCACTGGGGAGCAGCACGCGCGCATTGACGGTGATACCCTCGCCTTTGAGGAGTTTCACTAGCACGCGCTCCAGGGCGTTAATGGTGCCCTCTAGCTTGGCGAGCTGTGGACCGGCGGCGGCCTGAATCTGCTCTTCTGTGATCGGCGATTTGTCGCCCCTCATGGCCTTTGCCGAGCGAATGCCCTCAATGGTCTTTGCCCGAAGCCTGGCGGCCTGTGTGCCTAATGTGCCCTTGAGTGTTTTGATTCCGCCTACGCCGCGCTTTTTCAGCAGTCGCTCGGCGTCAAACCCTGTTCCGAGCTGGTCAGATACCAGACCGACGCCGCCAAGTGTTTTGTCAATGCTCCTTTGGAACTCAATCCCCCGTGAGGTGTTCGTGAGGAAATCGGACACCATGCCGGTGCCCATCTCCTTCTCAAGCAGAGAGCCTTTGCCGCGGCTCATTGCCGCACCGCTCGCCCGAGCAAACATGCGCGCAAATCCGCGCGGGTCTACGAGGTCGCCCTCGAACATACCAGCCTTGCCCTTGGCATTCTTCGTGCCGAGTAGGCTATTGCCAACCATGACCGCGCCACCGGCTGCCATCAGGGCAGGGTTGCCCGACATGAGCATCATGCTCGCGATCATGTTGGCGGTCTGTCCGTAAGCGCCGCCACCGGTGCCAAACATTCCGGCCGCGCCAGCTAGGCCCATGCCCATTCCGGCGCCTCGGCCGATGGTCCCGCGGTGGGTGGAGAGAAACTCAACGCCGCGGCCAGCAAATCTACCAGCTCGCCCGCGCAGTGTGCGCTCGCGGCGCAACATCTGAGCATCGGTCAGGCGATTGGTCCCGAAGCCCTCGGCCCTGGCTCCAAACGTCATAGGATAGGCCGAGAGAGCCGAACGCGCACCCGATGCACCGGCGGCACCCAGAGCCTGCGCAACGGCCTGTGACGCCGGAGCCAGCTGCCCTCCGGCCATTGCTATTCCGCCGGGGCCCATGACCTGCCCGGCGCTTGTCAGGATGCCGCCGCCGCCCCCCACTGGGGCCATGAGGTTCGAGAAAAACCGCGCGCCCTTGACCCCCAGCCAGAGGTTGAACAGGGTACGGCTATTCTCCAGCACGAACTTGAGCATCTTAACCAGGTCGGGGCCGAATTCCTTGAGGGTCTTCGACAGCGACTTAAACAGAGGCATTGCGAAATTTTTGAGCGTGTTGCCCAGCTGGTTGACCGCTTTGTCAAACTGGAATGCCGGCGACGCCCGGCGCTTGGCAGCGTCTGCGCTGATTTCGTCCCTTGCGCCAGCGGTAAACAGCTTTGCTGCGGCCGGGTCAAACGAGCCAGTGGCCACAGCGTCTCTGAGCTGAGCGGCAACCCGGACACCGCGTTCACCAAACAGGCTCAGGGTCTTGGCCTTCGGGTTCTTGGCGATGGCGAGCCCGATTTCCTCGAACACGGTAGGCAGGTCGCGCGCCTTGCCCTGTGCATCGAATACATCCACGCCCAGCTGTTTTTTAATTTGCTTGCGCTTGGTTTTCAGAGAAAAGAGGAACTTCTCCGTGGCGATGGCCGCCTGTGCCTCCTGGCCCACACCAAACCCGCGGCCGGCGAGCTGAAATAGCCCACCGATAGCACGCACGCCCTTGACGCCTTTTCCTTCTGCCCCGAATTCACCGCCGACTCCGGCCAGCTTGCCGAAGTTCTGGGCGACGTTGGCCATGGTAATGGAGCCAAGTTTTTCCTGGCTACGCAGGATGTTGAACGCAGCTCGCGCCTTGCTGGGCATGATGCCCATGTTCTTTGTGAGCTTGACGAATACCCCGGCGAGGTCGTTCATGTCCGCGCCGGTGGCAAGCGCAATTTCGCCCATGTCGGCCAGCGCTACGTGGGCGCCCTTGGCGTCGCCTGTTAGGGTCGTAACGACCTGGACAAACCCGAGCACCTCATTACGGGACTTGGCTGTGGCGTTCGAGACCTTGTTGATGGTCTCGCCCATGGCCGCCATTTGTCGCTGATTTAGGTTGCCGGTAATGCCTACATCCGTCAGGCCTGCGTTGTAGTCCCGCGCGTCCTTGATGAGCTGCTGGAACCCAAACGCACCAGCAAACCCCGCCGCCGTTCTGACCGCACCGCCGGCCCTGCCAAAGATGCCGGACTGCATAAACGACTGGCGCATGCGACGCATTCGCATCGCAACCCCACCCACCTGTCGCTCGAACGATCGCAGCTCCCCGGACGCGCGGCGCAGGTCCGCCTTCAGCCGGCGATTGTCGGCCGAAATAGTAATTGCTACTGTCTGCTTGGGCGGCACTAAAAGACCTGCCTCTTTGCCAGTATCTTGGCAATAGTGGCAAGCATTTCGAGGGTTGCCTTTGTCGCCTCAGCCATTACCTCAATGATGGCCTCAAGCCGTTCGTCCGTGCTCGACTTTGTAAGCAGGTCCAACTTCATTTCTTCGGCTTGCGCGTACGCCGCTTTTTTCCAGTGGAGATAGTAGAAGATTGCGCGGTCTGGTACATCTCGACTTGAGCAGCCAAAAATTGCACGCAGCGCAGGGCCGTCAGCGATCCGTACCGCGTCCAAAGCGAGACCAAATCCTCGTTTTTTTTTACGTCGTCGAGTAGCGCCTGGATCATCTCGTCAGTGGCGCCGTCAGGGTTGATGCCAGCTTCGTGCTCTTCGTATTTCTGTCCGAGGAACTCCTGGAGATTAGAGCCCATGTGGTAACGCATGGTCTCCAGGCTGACGGCTGGCCCATGCGTAACAGGGTCCGTTAGTGCGGCGTGAAGGATTCTCAGGTCCTGCTCTTCCATCTTCAGGACATCCAGATCGGCGGCGGCGTTGCGCCACTCATTGCCGCCGTGTTTCTCGCGTTCTACCCGGGCGTTTTCTACGTGCTGAATCGCCGCCATTTTGAGACGGTTCTTTGTATCATTCGGTATTTCCCTCAGCACAACATGCGTTGCCTGCCCTCCGAATTTCACCTCTATAGGGTCGCTCAGAATTGGTTCAAGAGACAGTAGCGCCTCAAGACAGGGAACCGGCTCCGGGGTGGACTTGTTGGTGGGCTCGTCAGACATGGCATCTCCTTTTGCTTTCGGCCTACGGGTTGTATTTGGACTTGAGGCAACCGATGGTCACCGCCCAGGTCGGCGAGTTGTTTTCATCCGTGGTGGACTCGCAAGACTGCACCACGCACAGAGAGAAGGTGCGGAACCACGAATCGGTGCGCTCGGTAAAAGTGAACTCGGCCTTACTGTCATTGAGTGCCATCCAGTCCACCTCAAGCCCGCTGTCCAAAAGCTGGACGTTGAACGTGATGGTGTAGTCCGGTTTCTGGCCGTGTTTCCATCCAATGGGCTGCCGGCTGGGGGTAATCGTGCGAATCGGAACCGACTCGCTCCCGCCTGCCTTGTTGATGGCCAGACCCTCCACGTTGTGAAGAATCTGCCCGTCCTTTTCGTACGTCGCGAATGCCGCGTTTCCCATATTTCACCTATACCGCCGAGTCGAGGCGCGTCATGATGTTGTGCAGCTGCGGAACGATATCCGTGGGGATGCTGATCTGTACCGTGGTACCGTCCAGCTCGATGACCACTGACGGCCAGTTGTCGTCGACGTTGGTCAAGTAGCCCTCGTCCTGCAACTCGTCGAACGTGGCCTTGATCATCGCCTTAATGGCGCTGGGTTGCGTGATGTGCTCGACAGGAGGCGGGTCCTCGTCGTCGCCTACGATGGACATACGCACCAGCAGTGCCAGCTTGGCCTTGACTGCCTCGCGTACGTAGTCCAGGGAGTCCATGATAGTGCCATCCACCACACCGAAAGAGGTGCGGCACATGACGTTTCTGACCATGGCCATTTCGGCGTTGGCGGTGGGCTGGTGAATCGGCGAGCACCCCGCTTCGAGGAGTGCCTTCAGCTCAACCGACGTCCAGTTGTCCGTGGACAGCGGGGGTTGCAGATTGCGAAACGGTAGCCCGTCGAAGCTGCGCGCGTAATGCGTCTCAGACGCCCTCATTGCCGCAAACTGGGCCGCCAGCTCGCCGTCCCATGCTCCGCCCCCAGATACCGCACTGTACGGGTGAGCGGCCAATGAGACGCGCTGGTCGTCGTTGGCATTGAACGGGGCAGCAGCCATGATACTAGCGAAGCTCGCCGCCGTGGTCTTGTAGCCCATGACCAGTGAGGTGGGCTCCATGTTCGTAGCATCCGCTCGGTCGTTGATGTGATCGATCAGGGCCTCGACCGCCACAACCTCAAACGACTGCGCTGCAGCGTTGCCGTCTTCCGTCCACGGGATGACAATCTGGCCGGCTCCGGAGAAGCTGGCGAGGTTGGCAATGATGGTCGTGAGGGTAGGTGCAACACCTGCGCCAGGAGTACCACCTGCACCGCCCATGGTCGTGCTCTGCCATGTGGCCGTGGTGGTGATGCCTGGGTCCGTGATGGTTTGTAACCCGATGTTATTGTAGTGGGCGCCCTTGGTGTTCGCGGTCCAAGTGATAGTGCCCGCAACGTTGACCGGGGTGATTGGAACGGAGTCCTTTTCAGCGAGCGCGGTCCACGCCGCAACCACGGCGTCGCCCTGCTCGGTGGGAGTGTCGCCGCTTGAGACGGTAACGGAAAACTGGAACCCGCCGACCGAGAAAACCCAGACGCCGGCAGCGCTCGCGTTGGTTGCCAGAACCAATGTCTGGGCGCCAGCAGTACCACCCGGCAGCTCCGCTACCGCGGCGCCATAAACAGCGCACTTCGGTTTGCCGCTGTCGCTATTGCGGTAGTCGAAAATATACGCGCACTGGTGGGCGCCGGGGGAGCCGGCACCAAACCATGCGCTGGCCGCGTCTGCATCGGCAAAGGGGGTCGTGGTGACGTCACCGGCACTCGCGGTGCCAGCTGCGACAATCTCGCTCAACACGAGGATGTTGCGAATCTGGTCACCGCTTGGCAGCCCCCCAAGACCCTGGAGATTGATTTCAATCTCGGTGCCAGGTACGGGCCCGCCGACAGCTTCGGAAAAGGAAATAGTCATTACTGCTTGCCTCCCGCCTTGGCTTTCGGCTTAGGCGTCGGCGACGCCTCCATGATCCAGTCGTTCTTGGCGACCATGCGATTGTGGTACTGGTCTCGCGGTACCTCGCGAACGAAGTCTTTGCCGTACGGCTCGCCGTTGTCGTCCATGGCATAGTTGTAATAGCGCTGCTCCACGGGTCGCCAGGCGCCAATTGGCGGCTTTTGCACGAACTTGCGGCAGCCCGGAGTCATTGTGATCATCATGGTTCCGCGGTCACGGACCCTGTGCATTGATTTACGTTTGGTCAATGTCGCCCTCGACTTGTAGCTCAGCAACCAGTGGGGTTCCGGCGCTGAATGTGTGAGCCTCGAAATCCAGCAGATCAAAGGTCGCTGGATCCATTTCTTCGTATGGTGCCCAAAGGTGGTCAACCTCAAGGGTCATTTTCAGACCCTCAATCTCACCCTCGTTGAAATATTCGGTATCGCCTACATCCATGGTGCGAATCTTGGCGGCGGTTTGGAGGTTGAACACCTCCTCGTCCTCGGCTGCTGTGGCAGGTAGTTTTTGCTCATAGAGCCAGTAGCCCAGGCGCCAGTCAATTAGGCTTTTCCAGCGCTCGACTTTCGTAAGGCCGTGAATGCTCGGCTCGTCGCTTTGAAATGGGAGGAATAGGTACCACAGCCAAAGGGTCAAATCTCGCCCCCATCGGCCACCGCGACGATGGCGCTTGGACTTCACAACATGAAGCGCAAGAGTCGGCATTTTGTTTGCAAACAGGTACACCTCGCCGCCGTTGCGCTGGATAGGCTGAAACTCCAGGGTCTCTGCCACTATTTCATCGGGGCGCGCGCTGGTCCATTTCTGTATATCCTTGTCCTGGCGCAGGGCCAGATTGAGGAAATGCAGAATGCTCGCTACCTGAATGTCTGGCGGGGTGCGCATTACAGCCCCACCGCGATCCAGGCGTTTGACGCCGCATCATTAAGCACGCGCCGATTGAACGGCACAAGCCTATCTGACGCTGGGCCAAAGTGAGGCCGAAGTGACTTGGTAGACCAGTGGCGGACTACGCGTTTTGCATAGTGCACCTGGCCATTCGAGAACCATCGCAGGGCCTTGACGGGCTGACCCCCCGCCTTGATGCCAACTGGCTCAATTACCCATGACCGTTTCTCGGGTCCGGTTTCCAGCACGGGGCCATAGACCGCAGCAGGTCCGCCCCAGCCGGCGTCAATACTGGAGCCGCTTTTACGTACCTTCGGGCGGGTTCTGTAAAGACCGCCCTTGAGCACGCCGCCGTCACGCGTGAACCATGGGCCCTTGCGGATGTCTGCAATGAGGCGATCGGCGATAAGCTCCAGCGCGCGGGATTGATTGCGCACAATGGCCGCTTGTAGGCGGGTGTCCATTGTCCTTATGACAGCGGTGGGGTTTGCCTTCATCTGGATTGCAGGCATTTATGCCCTCGCCCCCCTGCGGAACTGGTAGGACCGCCGCGGCAGCTCCACTCCGCCAGATGTGAGCCTGACCTCAGCCATGGTCTTGATGGCCTTCCTGTAGTACAAGCCGCTCTGCTCTCTCATGCCCCCGCCCACCGGCGCGGCCTGCTCGTAAGCCAGATACAGAACCATGTAAACCGTCGCCACGGTCAGCTCGGTGGTATCGTCTAGGTCAGCCTCCTCGATTGTCGGCGGGAGCTTGAGGTGCGCCTTGACCTTGCTCCATGCGCGTTGATGGAGGGTTAGCCAGTTGTTTTTGCGCATGCGGTCCGTGGTCAGGCGCTCGATTGTGTTGTCGTCAATCAACCCGTAGGTAACCACATCCGCCTGGGTGGTAATGCTAGTCGCCACGGTATTTGCGCTTAACCCTGCCCTGTGGCGTGTACCGGTCGAAAAGCCCTAGATACGATTCAGGGAGCTTGTCCGGCCAGTCCTCGGGGGGCGGCAGCGTTGGGAGGAGATGGCCCGTACTGCCGCCCCCGTTGGAGCCAGGGGAGGAAAACTGCGGAGTCCAGTAACGCCCGTCGTCCCGAGACCACTCACGGAATACCTCGTTGCCCTCATGCTCGACGAGCAGGTATCCATTCAACTGTGCCTTCTCGGCAATGGGTCCAGCCACTGGGTGGGGGTGTAGTCCATCCACAAAACAGAGCCCATGCTCTACCTCGTTGTAGCTGGGGCCGAATGACGAATAGACCCAGTAGAAGGTCCGCGGACTGGCGTCGAAAAGCATGTATCTCCTTACTGGTTGTAAACGTGTGTGATGGCGGCCACGTCCGACAGGTTTTTCGCCACGCCCTCCAAGAACATGAACCCGCGCATGTTGGTGTTGAGATTGTCGCCAGCGCTCTTCTCGTAGTACTGCACCGGGATACTGGTTCCGGTAGAGGTGCCGTCGCCCTCGGCGATTGCACCGGACACACGATTCGAGGTCTGGTCCATGATGGTTGAGTTACCCATCACGCTGGTGGTCTTGATGTGGTAGTTGTCCACCCCGAGCACCACGCCGATGATCGAGGTCAGGTCGTCCCTGCTGGCGTCGGCGCTGGCCAGGTTGGTGGGAATGAACCGGTTCTTGAATACGGGCATGTCACCGTAGCTGAAGCCCTGGTTGAGCGCGCTGCCCATGAACATGACCGGATCGACACCGTGGCCGAGGTGCGTGACCAGGCCTTCGAGAGTGCCGAGGATGAGGTTCGGGGGCGCAAGGATTGCGCACCGCGACGGGTCATCGTTGGACATGTCCAACAGCTCGTCACGGAGCCAGGACAGGTTTTTGCGATTGGCAGGTCCGCCAGCCGCTGGACCGTTCGTAACACTGCCCGTACCGGCAGCGGTGGCGGCGCCCGACAGGTCGGAATACACGGACAGTCGAGGGTGCAGATTCTGGATCATGCCAGTTGGCTGGACGGCCGGCGTGAACGTCACACACTCCGCAGCGACAGCCGTGTCGCCGGTGAAGTTTCCGGTGGCGGCCAGGGTTGCGTAGGTCCAGGTGCTGCGAATCCACTTGGACGGGTTCGGCGTGTTGCTCGAATCCAGACCGGAGTACAGCGGTATCCGGAAGCGGCTCGAGGCGCTCATGGTCTGCGCGGGGCCAAAGTAGTCATCCCCGGGAGCCTTGTACGAAAGAGCCAGGGTTCCTTGCACCCACTTGAACGTGCCGACCGTGGTGCCGAGCGTAACGCCGTCCTGCGGGTGGACATCGGCGAAATCGAACAGACGCGGGCTCGCCTCGATGGCAGTGAGGCCCATACCAGTGAGAGTGGCGCCGATTGCCGAGGTGTACGTGGTGCCGGTCACCAGGTACTCACGGTACAACTTGGCGATGGCGTCAATGATGGCCTTCCGCTTTTGGACCACCGAGTTGAATCCCACATCGCCAACGCCGAGCGCCACATCCACGACCTCATTGAGAGTGTCACCGCGCTTGATGGCAGTGAGAAACCCGTTGTACTTGTCCCAGGTCGCCGCGCTGGACGCGAAGTCAGCGTAGAAACTGTGGGTGCTGGCCGATGCATTGCTTGCGCGGTACCACTGGACCCACTGGGAGCCCTTGACGCCTTCGCTGGAAAACGGCATTCGCGCGCCGAGCGGGTCTCCGTGCACGAACGACTCGTAAACCATCTGGCGGAAGGTGTTCGTCCCGACGAGGTCGAGGACTTCGGCTAATAGGGTAGCTGCCACTGTTTTGCTCCGTTGCTATTTTCGCTCGGCCGCATCTGCAGCGGCTGCGATGGCCTGGCGCTCTTCATAGCTGCCAACGGCCGGCGAAATTGGTTGAAACCTGTCGTTTGCTTTGGGCGCCGGAGCTGGACTGCCAGCTGTACCGGGTCCGGGTTGCTGTGGCGCGTGGAAATGACCCTGAGTGCTCCACCAGGTGCCGAAGTGAGATTTTGCATCATCGCCCACCAGGTCAGAGCCGTCGTCGCCCTGGACGGTCAGCTCGCCCTCGTCGGTGATGCCGAGACCCTTGAGGTTCGCTTGTGCAACCAGGCGCGCTGCTTCGGCCAGCTCGGGCCGCACGTTGGCCAGCAGGTTGGGCATCTCCGCCGCGAGGGCTTTTGCCTTCATGGCCGTGATGGCCTTGGCTGCCTGCTTTTCAGACGCGGCGGCTTTCGCCTGCGCCTCCGCCAACGCTGCCTCGCGGTCCTTGGCTTCGGCTGCTACGCGCTCGGCCTCGGACATCGCAGCACGCTCCAGCTCTCTGAGCTTCTCGGCGGCTTCGGTGTGCGTGGTCTTGAGTGCGTCGTGTTCGGCCTGCAGTGCAGCAAGTGCGTCAGCGGGCTCCCTGGCGCCCTGTTTCTTTAGGCCCAGGAACGCCCTCTCGTCGAGCACGTGATGATTTACCGCCTCAAGCAATGGGCGCAATGCCTCAATGGTCTCGGTGGTAAGCTCGGCCTCGGTGTCAATTTCCAATTTTGCCATTTTTGCTCCATCTCCTTCCGGTTAAAGCCCGTCGGCTACCCTAGCTTTGACCGCGCTAGTTACGTAGGTATATCCTAGACCGTTGACATGGTTTATGCTGTCACGTTTTTGTTGACAGTGTGTAACGGGTGTGCTAATGGTTTGGCATGGGTACTGCCGAACAAATCAGAGCAAAATCAGCCACGGTCAACAACCTAAAACAGCAGGCGATAGACGATGATTGTACGGTGCCGGAATTACTAGGACGGGTTGAACGCGGAGACATAGAAGCCATATTCGCATGGATACGCAGGGCCGCAAGGGCGCGAGGACAGAGCCCGGACAAGGTTTTTCACCGCGTCAAGGCAGGCATGGAGATAGAACTGGGCTGGGACGATGAAGCTGAAGACGACACGGGATGAGCTGTTGAAACTAAACCTGGGCGCCGAGCACCTGGTGAGCCGGCTAGCACACGATGCGGCGACGGCCCACGTGCTCGCGCGCAAGCTGGTAGAGCTGCGTGCACAGGTTGCCGAGCTTGTGGCCGATACACGGCCGGAGGAGATCAATGCCAACGGCTGAATTTTTATTGCAGTGCAAGAGGTGGCGGGACCAATGGGACGCCGATGTTGATGCGTTGTATAGGTATGGACTGACAGCGGACCAGGCCGCAAAAATGCCCACCGCGGTGCTAATGGGCATGGACGCCAAGCGCATCAACAAAGAGGCCCTGGCTGTACAAAGGGCCATGCCGCCCAGCTCTAGAATAAGACTGCGGCACAGCAGGAGGAGATGACCGAATGAAGACCAACGCGCCGGGTACACCAGCCGAGCACGAAATAGCCGATCTTGAAGCCGAGAACGCCGAGCTGCGCCGCCAGCTCAAGCACTACCGCTCAACCATCGCCGGCACCGCCCTGGACTGGATGGGGAAGTTTGCCAGGGCGCCGCTTTGGGCGCGCGTGTGGATGGCGGTTTGGGTGGGCCAACGATGAAGCTCCAATATCGCGACAGGTGGCCAAGCCACATCGAAGCAGATGCCCATCAAAAGACATATGGCGGACCACACAAAAACAACTACCGCAACCTATGGATGGTCCGCATCGTGTGGCCCGATGGCGGGGTGAGCCCACCCACTGTTAACGAGCTACTGCCTGACGAAAAAGCCGGCCCATGGGTTCAGGCCGAAGATGGTATTGAGCCCGTCAGCAAGTATCCCAGTGTCCAGTGCGCGCCAATTGACGCGGACGGCAACGCGGCGGAGTGGCCCACATGATAATTTGTCCATGTCCGGTTTGCGGCAAGCAAGCAGAAGCCAGAAGCGACTACAGCGACCTCGCCAAGCACTGGGTAGAGTGCGTCGGGTGTGCGCACTCAATCGGCTGGTCCGGGTCACAAAGATCGGCCTCTGATGAGTGGAACAAATACGCCTCGCTGCCGGCTCTGATGCGACGGCTTGCGCGTGCAATGGAAAAATTGATGGAGTGGCCGGAAGAATCTAATCCGGCAACCCCTCATACCACTCCACGTCCGCCTGAGTAAGCGGCTCGCTCAGCATCCTGTCACGGTCGTAGACCAGCTCCCAGAAGCAATTACAGTACGGATGCCCCATCCTGGGGTAGTCCTTCATAATCGCCTTGGGGTACAGCTCATCCGCCAGGCCTTCGCATACGCACCGCATTCCCTTCATGCCCTTTTTGCTTTTCTTGCGAGGCTTGACCTTGCGAACGTACTTACGCCGGGCACCACGATTCAATCGCCAGTAAGCCCCGGTCACATAGTCCTTGTCCTTGACCTGGTTGTACTCGCGGGCGCGATAGGCGGCGCTTGACTCGGTGGAGATAATGCGGTCCGCGTTGTAGCGCTGCTTCTCGTCTGTCCAGCGCTGCAGGGCTTTGTCTGTACCCTTGGCACCTTGCTTTTTGACAATCTGCAGCAGTTCGGCGGTACCCCCTCGCTTGTCTACCTGTCGCAGGGCGCGCTTTTCGATGGCCTTGATAGCTGCATCCCACTCGCGCTTAGCCTTGGCGTACTGCTCTTGATTGTATGCGCTCTTGGGGCCTGTCTCCATGATTCGCAGTTGGCGCCCTGCCTTCTCAAGTCGCTTGATGTGCTTCGGGATGCGCTGCTGGGCGCCTAGTACGTCCTGGCCGCTCTTGGCGACCTCTCGTATCAGGTCCCGCTGGGCCTTGTCGTAGTTCGTGCCGGCCCTGATGATGTTGTTGACGGCCTTCTCGGTGCTGGCCACGTTGTGCGCTGCAGACCCATGGAGCCTAGCGGACAGGCCTATCTCCGAGGCGTCCTTGATGGCGCCCACCTTGCGAAACGTCTTGAGCTGGGTAATGCCGGGCCCGCTACCACGAATCGGAACCTTGCCTGCGTTACCCCCGTATTTGCGTATAGCCTCTGAGACCTCCTGGGGTGTGCGTAGGCGCGCAAGCTCGACGCGGGCTAATGCCGCCTCGCTACCAGCGCTACCAAGCTCCTTGGCACGATTCACGGCGCTTGGGGGTACAAAGGTGGGCAGGTCGTCGCCCTTGAGCCGCCCGGCGATGGAAAACGCCTCCACAACCTGCCCCACGCGCTCCCCAAGAGACGCTGCGTGCTGGACCTGTTGTGCTACGGCCTGGCGCACCCGGTCGTTGTTTCTCAGGGCGAGCTTGCGTGTCTCGCG